TGGCTCAAGTTATGCAGTTTCATATTCAGGACAAAAGACAATCGAGAGTATGCCAAGTGGTACGAAGCCCGACATAATGTTTTGTGGACATCATCACAAGAGTTGCTCGTTTGTATTCAACGATGTTTACTACAACGAAGTTCCTTGTTTAGAAGATAGAACACAATTTGAAGAAGGCAAGAAATTGATTAACACAGTTGGAGCAATGTTTCCAACGATCAAGACTGATGAGAACGGCGACTTAATATCTTTCACTCCTGAAACAATGATATTTAAAAATATGATTGAGATGGATTATGATATGCCGAATCGTAAACAATACAAGAAAACAATCGATATAAAAAGAGGGTAGATAGAATGATAGAACACGAGGGAACAATGTATGCGGTGCTTAAAAAGTATGGCTTATATAACAAGCGAGAAGATTATATTGACTTGTGCTACATTGGCTATGCAAAAGCCAAGAACACATTCGACGAGAGCAAAGGATCGTTTAGAAACTACCTTTACAACTGCTGCGAGAACGAGATATTGAGTGAACTCACAAAACAAAGCCGAAAGAAAAGGCAACGCATTGAATCGAGTATGGATTATATCTTTGATGAGCAAGGACAGAGCATTAACAACTTTGTGGCTGATATCTTTAATTTAGAAGAATCAATTATAACCGATGAAACAAACAAGAACTTATATGATAAAATTGCCACATTAGAACCAATTGAGCAAATGGTCATTAACAACCTATTTGAATTAACCGAAAAGAAATATACACAAAATGATATAGCTGAACAACTCGGCATTAGCCAGACACAAGTTAGCATTATCAAGAATGAGGCTTTAGAAAAGTTGAAAGGAAAATTGATATGTTAGATTTAAAAGAAAAAATAATACTTATCACCGGCAACGGGTCATTCGCAAATGCGATGATTAAAAGGTTGCTACAAACCGATGTAAAAGAAATTAGAATATTTAGTCGCAATGAAGAAAAGCAAGTTGCTGGAGAAAGAAAATATAACAACAGCAAACTAAAATACATTCTTGGCGATGTCCGCAATTATAAATTGTTGAATGAATCGTTGACTGATGTTGACTATTGCATACATACCGCAGCTTTAAAGCATGTTAAAAAATGTGAAGAAAACCCAATTGAAGCCAAAGAAATAAATATTGATGGCAGCGAGAATGTTATGTTGGCTTGTATAAATAACCAAGTGCCAAAACTTGTTTGCTTATCAACTGACAAGGCAGCGAATGCTTGTACTACTTACGGAACAACTAAATATATGATGGAGCGATTAATTGTTGGTATTGATAATAAAGACACAGACATTATGATTACAAGATACGGCAATGTTGCAGGATCGAGTGGCAGTGTTATTCCATACTTCAAGCAATTAAAAGAACAAGGTAAACCACTAACATTAACTGATCCAAATATGACAAGGTTTTATATACCAATTGAAAAGGCTCTTGACAGTGTATTTTATGCCCTTGAATTTGGTCAACATAAAGACTTGGTAATATACAAGAGCAAGGCAGCAACCGTTCAAATGATAGCCGATTGCATAAGCGACAATCAAACAATAATTGGCATTGTTAAGAGCGAAAAGAATGATGAGGCTTTACTAACCGAGCGAGAACTTAATCACTGTGTTGAAGATGAAGATTATTATATATATCGTGAAGATTTAGAAAGCAATAACAGCCACGACAAACCATTGACAAGTGACAATGCACCAAGATATTCTATGGAAGAACTAAAAGAATTGATAGAAAGATGTTAAGGTGATTATATGAAAGTATTATATGATGGATTTTATGGAGAAGTAGAAAAAGATAAAAGTAAATATGAACATATTGTCGAATGTAAATATTGCAAATCTAAATTAGAGTTAGCCGACGAAGATTTAACTGTTGGAGAGTATAGAGAAATAAGCTGGAATTCAATAATATGTGAATGGTATTATAAAACAAAAAGAGATAGAGGTATGTTTTATGATTGCCCAATTTGTAATAATTCTTGGGAAGCAAAATTAAATGAAGAATAATATTGTCGTATTGGTGATGTCTTGTGATAATTATTATGATTTGTGGCAACCATTTAGCATATTATATAAGAAGTATTGGAATAATAACCCTTACAAAACTTATATATGTACTGAAACAAAACAATGCCCATATTTTGATACTATAAAAACAATAGGAAGTTGGACAAGCAGATTAAAAAAAGCATTAGAGCAAATAGATAGCGAGTATATTATATTTATGCTAGATGATTATTTCATTAGAGAATATGTAGATCAAGAGAGAATTAACTATGCCTTAAATTCTTTCAAAGGTGATGTTGCTGTGTTTAACTTTGAACTATTATTTAATACTCCAACAATAAAAGAAGACTATATAGGCTTTGGATTAAGGCACGATAGAGATTCATATCTTAATAACACACAACCAAGTATACATAATAGATTAAAGCTTATTGAAAGGCTACAAAAAGATCAAACAATATGGGAATGGGAAACAACAATTATAAGTAGCCCATACAAGTTTTATATTAATACTAAAAATTCAATTATAGATGTTGGTCATAGAAGAAGTACAGATGGCTTTGCAATAACTCGTGGTAAATGGGCAAAAGAGTGTATAGATTTTTTTGAAAAAGAAAAGATAAAAATAGATTATTCAATTAGAGGAAAGTTTGAGGGCAAATTATGAAGTTGTCGATTGTTATACCGTTTTATAAAACTTATGAACTTACTTGTATATTGCTAGATAATTTGTGTTCACAGATAAAAAGTAATGTTGAAATTATCTTAATTGATGATGGATGTAATGAAAACAGATTAGATTCATACCCTATAAATATTATACATTTAGAAGAAAATAGAGGACTATCTTATGCGAGAAATAGGGGAATAGAACAAGCACAAGGCAAATATGTAGCATTTATTGATAGCGATGATAATGTTAGTAATATGTACATAGAAACCATTTTAAATAAGATCAAAACATCAGAGTTTGATTATTGTTTGTTCAGCTGGAAGTTTACAGGTATTAAAACAGAAGAAGTAATAATAAAAGACGAGGCTCCAGATTGGAATAGATGTGTATGGAATTGTGTTTACAAAAGAGAAAATATAGGATTGTTTGAAGAAGGAGTGCAAATACACGAAGACAGTATATTTAATTTGAAATATCGCAAAGGGGTTAAAGCCAACATAGAGGAAGTTTTATATTACTATTGGTTTAACAGAAAAGACAGCATTTCAAATAGATTTTTTGATGGTAAAACAAAAGTCCAAGAAGAATGGTCAGAAACAACATTATCAATAATAATACCATACTACAACACTTATGATTTGACTTGTAAGTTATTAGATGAGTTAAGCAGTCAATATTGTGGGGGAATAGAAATTATATTGGTACAAGATGGATGCAATGATAATTTTGATAAATACCCAATTAAGAACATTAAACAAGAAAACAAAGGTGTGTCAAGCGCTAGAAATAAAGGATTAGATAATGCAATAGGCAAGTATATTGTTTTTATTGATAGCGATGATATGATAAAGCCAAATTATATATCATCTATTTTAGAAAAAATAAACAAAAATAAGTTTGATTACTGCTATTTTGGCTGGGAAGCAACAGGAAGAATAAATGGGAAATTTGTTATAGCAGACAATCCTCCTTCTTGGAATACTTGTGTGTGGAATTGCATTTATAGTAAGGAGTTAATAGGCAATAATAGATTTAATGAAAAATTAATTATAGAAGAAGATTTAGAATTTAATAAAATAGTAAGACACGGCAACAAATCTAACATAGAAGATATTTTATATATATATAATTCAGGAAGAGAAGGAAGTATAACAAGTACATATAGAAGTTCTGAAGTTAAAACTAAAGAATACACAGGCAAAGAAGAAATACCCGCTCAAGTAATTATATATCGCTCGTTCTTATCAAAACTTGGCGGAATTGAAACGGCTGTTTATAATGCGTGTGAGGCACTGAAAGACAAGTACGATGTTATGTTTGTTTATGACACGACTGATACATACCAAATAAAGAGATTACGCAAATTAGTCAAGTGTGTTCAATTCGATGGGCAACATTTTACTTGCGACACATTTATATACTACGGGGCTAATCCGCAAAAGATAGAGGAATTTGTTGATGCTAAAGAAACAATACAACAAATATGTAACAATGTTGACTACAACAATTATAATTTTGTTATATCGCCAAAGACAACAAAGATATTCGCCGATAGCCAAGCGAGTGCAATAGCATTTACAAATAAGTACCCGCAATACAAATGCGGTGTATTATATAATCTATTCAACTTGCCACCTACAAAAAGGGCACTAAGGCTAGTATCAGCAACGAGGTTATCAAAAGAAAAAGGCTATGAGCGAATGAAAGAGATGGCTAAAACACTTAATGCAAAACAAATGCCGTTTACTTGGGAGGTATTCACAAACGATCTTCCCAACGAGGAAATTGATGGGTTTGTTTTTAGAAAGCCACGACTAGATGTAATCAACTTTTTAAAAGGTAAAGACTACACAATTCAATTAAGTGATACCGAGAGTTGGGGTTGCACCGTTACGGAGAGCCTTGAGCTTGGTACACCCGTTATATGCACTGATTACCCATCATCTACCGAGCAAGTAGAGGAAGGACTGAATGGATTTATACTTAAAAGAGATTTGACCAATTTAAGTGATGTTGTTGATAAAATATATAGCAGCGATCTTAAAGGATTTGAGTATCACAAAAAAGACAATGTAAAACAATGGTGCGATGCTATTGGTAAACTTGATAAGCCTAAGGGGGATTACACTTATGAAGAACCCGAGTTTCCTGAAGTAAAGGTGTTAATTGCCACTTATTATTCGCTGGAAGAACAGCGATATGAGGTTGGCGACACATTCTTTGTAAAAGATGCGGGAAGATTACAAACATTATTAGGAGATAACGCAAACCATCAACAATTTGTTGAAATAATAAATTAGAGCCATTCAAGGCTCTTTTTTTAATAGAATAAAATAAAAGTAGTATATTAATAATAGAAGCATTTAAGGAAGTGATATTATGGCAACTGTTGGAGGACCTAGAGCATTCAGCACAGACAAGGATTTCAAAGAAAAATTCGTTGAATATGTTGATTATTGTCGCAAAAAACAATTATTGGCTAACATAGCGGGATTTGCAGTCTATTGTGATATGTGTCGTGATACTTTCTATGCTCAAAAAGAATATTACCCCGAAACATTTAGCAAAGTCCAAGACATTTTGGAAGATTACACGATAAATGCACCGATAAAAGATGTATTTAAGATATTTTATATGAAAGCAAAGTTCAATTATAAGGACGGTCGTGAAATAGATCAAAATAGTGGTGGAAGAATAGTCATAAACAATAATTTGCCGAGTGGTGATGGTGATGAATAATACTATAAACTTAAAAGATATAATCGCACCGCACTTTTGGAAAACATTTATGAGCAAGAAGCCACATCAAATTGATAAAGGCGGTAGAGGTTCAACAAAGACTTCTAAAAATGCCTTAAAGATAGTTTGGCACTGCTTAAATGAAGAACAATGTGGTGTTGTTATCTTGCGAAGATACCAAAATAGTTTGAGAAAGTCTGTTTATAAAGAAATGAAACGAGCCTTAAAAAGATTTGGTTTAGTTGAGGGACTTGATTATAATGCTACTACCTCGCCAATGGAAATAAAAATGGCAAACGGAAATAACATATATTTTGCTGGTGGCGATGATTACGAAACTGTTAAAGGCTTAATTGATGAGAAGATGCCAATAAAGATCGTGTGGTTTGAAGAACGCACCGAGTTTGATAGCGAAGAAGATATAGATAATATAATCGCAACATTTACACGAGGAAACAACGATTGGTTTATCGCATTATATTCTTATAATCCTCCAAAGAATAGATTTGACCCCGTCAATTTATGGGTTGAAAAAATGGCTGAACGAGATGATGTGTTGGTAACTGACAGCGACTATCGCACAGTGCCAATTGAATGGCTTGGCAAGATGTTTGTTGAAGAAGCCGAGAGATTACAAAAATATGATGTCAAGCGATACAATTGGATTTATCTAGGCGAGATAATTGGTATTGAGGGAATGATATACAACCCAGACCAAATAGAATATGTAAGTCCGGATTATTTACAAGAAAATAAGTTAAAGATATTATATCTTGACTTTAGTGCTGATGGTGGTCATCAAACGAGTGCAACAACTTGTGGATGCTATGGCTATGCTAGTGATGGCAATTGGTATTTGTTAGACACTTACTATTATTCACCGAATGAAAAGCCAATAAAGAAAGCACCGAGCGAATTGTCGTTGGAAATATTCAATTTTGAAATATATTTAACTAAACAATACCAAGCAAGCATAGATACAGAGGTCATAGATAGTGCCGAGGGTGCATTAAGAAATCAGTTCTATAAAGATTATGGCAAACGATTTGCACCCGTTAATAAGGGCAAGAACAAACTTGAGTTGATAGACTACTCACAAGACTTTTTATCAAAAGGAAAGTTTAGGGTGGTAAACATACCAAACAATATTATTTTTAAAAAAGAAAATGAGAATTATATGTTTAAAAAGGGAACAGTTGAAAAGGGAAAACCTGAACCTGATAAAGATGAGAGAAAGTTCCCGAGTGATTCTCCATATTATAATTCACATTCAAAGAGTTATAGTTATACTTATGCCGATCATACGCAAGACGAATTTCAATATTATGTTAAGCATAATTTACAAAAGTTAGGATTAAAATATTAAGGAGGAAATAGACAATGGTAAAACTTTATGAAAGCATACAAAATGAGTTAAGTAAGAAGAATATCAATGTTCAAATTGGAACTATGTACGATATGATGGCAATTTGGAAATCTTGGTATAGGGGAAGTGTAAACGACTTCCATTATTATAGTGCAAAACTAGCAGATGGTTCAACAACTGAATGTGAAAGATTGACTATGAATATGCCTAAAAAGTTATGCGAAGATTTCACAAAATTATTATGGAGTGAAAAGGTTCAAATAACATTAGACAATAAAACAAAGACAAAGAAATTATGGGAAGTTTTAGATAGTAAAAAGAACTCTTTTTCAATATCTTTCCCAATTGCAATTGAAAAGGCTTTTGCTTTAGGCACAGGTTGCTTGATAGAGTATAAAGTCAAAGATGAAACTATCATTGAATATATTGATGGCGATAATTTAATTGTATATGAAAATACAAACAATTATATAAGTGGCTTCGTAACTGTTAGCCAATTTTGTAAAGGAGAAGGCGATAAAAAGTTATATTATACTCATTTAACATATCACGAATATGACGGCAAAGAATATTTAAAATATAATGAATTATATGTATCAAAGGGCAAAGATAGTCTTGGCAAGGAAGTTTTATTTGAGGAAATGTTTCCTAAAGTAGAAAACCCTTATATTGCCGTTACTGACACACCACACTTTCAATTTATTAGACCTAACATTGCTAACAATTTTGATATGTCAAGCCCAATGGGTTTAAGTATCTATGCAAATAGCATTGACAAGTTCAAAGCTATTGATATGAAATATGATAGTTTTACAAACGAATTCGAACTTGGCAAAAAGAGAATATTAGTTGATAGAACTGCCATAAAAACTGCCGTTAATGTCAATGTAGATGGATCGATTTCAAATGTATCATATTTTGATAAGAACGATAAAATATATGTTGCTATAAACGGAATGGACAACCAACCTGCAAAAGAAATTGACTTTACTTTAAGAAACAAAGAACATATTGAGAGTATCAATGCGGAATTAAATTATTTATCAGCAGGCACAGGACTAGGACAAAACTATTATTCATTTGATGGTGCTAGTATGAAAACTGCAACTGAAGTAGTAAGTGAAAATAGTGATACATATCGTACAAAGGTTCATCACCAAATTGTTATCAAAGATGTATTATATGACTTGATTAAGGCAGTGTGTTATTTAGAAAAAATTGATGTAAAAGATATAAACATAGTATTTGATGATAGTATTATTGAAGATAAAAATGCAGAGATAACTAGAGGCTTATTGTTATTAGATAAAAATGTCATTTCTAAAGAAACATTTATGATTAAATATCTTGGTTATGATGAAAGCCAAGTCGAAGAAGAAAAAGCAAGTATAATGGAAGATTTATCTTACATAATTCAAATGCTTGATGCTTCTATTATTGACAAAGAAAAAGCAATAACATTATTGTTTGGAGAAACACTTGAAGAAAGTGAAAAACTTCGAATGATAGCCAATGCTGGAGAAATAAGCGAACCAAATGAACCTGTTGTTGATGAAACAATGGAAGAAGAAGAACCAATAATTGAATAGGAGATGAACTTCTATGACAGACAAAGAATTAGACAAATTAGATAATAAAGAAACTGTCGCAATGTATAAAGAGATAGATGACAATTATTCTAGTTTAGATTTACCAATTAAAGAGCCAAAGTTTAATAAGAACGGGGAATTGACTAATGAAAAAGAAGTTAAAAAGTCTTTGAAGTTAATTCTCCCAATTTTATTGATACTATGGACAAAGAATATAGCCATTTCTACGAACAAAAGCATTAAGGTTATGACTTATACCAATATGTTCTTTAACGAGGCTAGAAAGGTATTAAAAGTGCCTAAAAAGGCTATATCTATCAAAGAGTGGAACGATATAATGGACAAAACAATAAAGGACAGGAAAACAAAGATAAAAATCAAGCAAGTTATCAATGGTAATGCCAAAATTTTAAATAAAAAAGTCCAAGACACAGTTTTAAAAATGTATAAAGATGGTAAGAATTATAAACAAACAGCAAAAGCGTTACAAAAAGAATTTAGTTATAATAAAAATAAAGCCAAGCAGATCGCTATTACTGAAAAGAACTTTTATAAGAGTGAGGCACAATTACAAGCAACTCAAGGTCTTAACATCAAAAAAACTTGGGTTCATACTTCGTTAGCAAAAGAACCAAGACAATCACATATTGATGCAAATGGTAAATCAGTTATTGGCAGAGATACATATTTTAATGTTGGTGGAAACAAGACAAAAGCACCTCAACATTTTGGAATGGCAAGCGAAGATATAAATTGCCATTGCATAATGCGTATTGAAGTAATAGAAAAATAAAAATATAGTATATTAATATTAGAAGGTGATACTTATGATAAAACGAGATGGAATAACAATTGGGGACACTGTTAGTGAGTTATTTATGAGTAATGGAACTATTGATAGTGAAGCAATTGGCAAAGAATATGATTTAAAACTTTTAAATGGTGTTGTTGGTCATTTAGCTAAATATAATGTTGGCGAAGATGACAATAGCATAGTATTTGAAGTAGTTGAAACATTTAATCAACAAATAGATAGTAATACTGATGAATTAGAAGCAAATCAAACAAACAAAAAACAATATTCAAGATTAATAGATGCACGCGGAGATGATATCTTTTGCACTGAAGCAAATCAATTAATGGTTGCTGAAAGTGAAAGATTAATTGGTGGAGTATTTAATGGAACAACTCCAGACGCTAATTTTTACACAACAGTTTTAGTAGCAAACGGAACCGCTAATATCGTTAATGCCGAACTTAATTTGGCGACAACAACCGATATCAATTCTAGTGCAATTATTAATACTTTGTCTAAAGCCAGATGTATCGGTGGCAATATGAACCAATATCGTGAAAGAATTAGATTAAGCGATACAGGAAAAACAAATAATGTTCGCAGATGGGGAATGTGCGAAACAACCGCTTTGCTAAATGGAGTTTATTTTCAATTGTCAGGAACAACTTTTTCAGTAGTCGCTAAAACTAATGGGCTTGCTGATATAGTTGTTAATAGCGGTTCGTTTAATGGAACGATTGCAAGTTATGCTTTAGACACCAATTACCATTTATATACAATAAACTATGTTAATGGATTGTTTAAAATGTATATTGATGATGTATTAATACACGAATTTAAAGAAACTACATCTATAATTTGTGGCACAAGACATTTAAGAGTGTTTTCACAAAATACAAATACAGGTGTTGGGAGTGTTTGTAATATATATTGCCGATTTATGACAATAGTTCAATTTGGAAGTAGAAAAACACAACCAAGATTTTATAACCAAATTGGTACAACAACAGGAGTATTACTTAAAGTTGGAGTTGGGTCTTTACATCAAATGAATGTTAGCGCAATTATCAATAATTCGGTTGTTACTTTAAGAGATGGAATAAATGCTACTGGTCCTATAATTTATACAACAGGGGCTATGACAGCACAAACAATTCCTTTAGTAATATCTTTCAATGACGGTATCAATTTTGAAACGGGATTGTTTTTAGTAATAAGCGGGGCAAACAGCAACGCACAAGTAATTTATGAATAACAACTAGCAATAGTTATTATTGCCCTACAATTATGGCACAAAACTAATTGGGTATAGTCGACGGACTTAAAATGGGAGGAGAATATTTTATGGAAAATCAAGAAAAAACAGTTGAAGATGTAAAAATCAATGAAACTGGGGCAACTGAACAAGTTGTAGTAACGGAAGATGTTGAAGCAAAGGCACAAAAAATAGCCGATGCAATTGTAGCCAAGAAACTAAAAGATATGCCGAGCAAAGAAGAAGTTAAGGCAGTCAAAGAGTGGAAAGATGCACAAAAGACTGAATCTGAAAAACAAGCCGAAAAGGAAAAGGAACAAATAAAAAAAGAGCAAGAAAATGTTAATCTTAAAAGAGAAAACACATTGCTTAAAAAAGGTGTAAACACTGATGATATTGATTATGTTCAATATAAAGTTTCAAAAATGGACGGCGACTTTGATGAAAATTTGGAATTGTTCTTAAAAGACAATGCTAAGTATGTATCAAAAAATGAAGAAACAAAAGTGGAAAAAACTACTGGAGTTAAAATTCAAGGTGCTGAATCAAAAGAAAGTGGTGTTACTGCTATCTTGAGAGAAAAACACCCAGAAATGTTTAAATAAAAAAACGAAAGAAAGAAGGATTTTAAAATGGCAAACGCAATCGCAATCAACGGTACGCATTTAAGAAAAGAAACTTATGCTGACCAAGTTTTAACAATCGCTAGAAGCGAAACTAATTTATATGATGATTTCTCAACTGATTATGAGAGAGACCCTGCAACTGGACAAATCAATGTTCCAACAAGAGCTGGAGAAGTTACTGTATCTAACTATGATATCTTAAACGGTATCGCATTATCACAATCAGCAACTGCATTCCTAGCATTACCTATCGACAAAAACTATGGTATCAATGAGTTAATCGATGGCTATGAAGCAAACGCAGTACCTGATAATCTTATCGCACAAAGAATTGAAAGTGCTGGTTATTCAATTGGTATTACTAAAGAAAATTTTGCAATCGCTGCTCTATCTGAAGGAACTGTTAGTTCTGATCTAGTTGCATTGACTGCTGATACTGCTTACAACAAAATCGCATTAGAAGTATCAAATATGAAGAAACGTGGAATGAAAGTTAGTTCAATGAGAATAGCAGTAAGTGCTGATGTTGAATTATTACTTTTAACTGATGCTAAATTCGCTAACACTGCTTCAACAATAGGTGCTGAACTTATTCGTGAAGGTGTTATCGGCAAAATCAACGGAGTACCTGTTAAACCTAACTATTTAATGGGAACTGATATCGAATTCATCGTTTATGACAAGAGATTTTGTCAAAAATATGAAGTTTGGGCTGTTGAACCTTCAATCCAAGATCTTAAAGACGGTGTCCATATTGGAGCATCTGCTTTACAAGGTCGTATGGTTGGCGGATTAAAAGTTACAAATGCTCTTGGAGTTCAAATCAAGGGTATCTCTAGTTCAATATAATATTTAGAAGGAGCAGATAGTATGATAACAGAAGCTATGTATAAAACATATTTTGGAGTAACAACTGCTCCAACTAACATTGTTCGTTTGGACTTTTTATCACAGGAGGCTTTTAAAAATATAATGTCTTGTGATTTCCCAGCCGAAACTGATACTAATTATGAAAGTTTCACCAATGCTTTATTGGAACAAATAAAGTTCTTTGATGAAAACGGAGATTTAATGTCAGTTAGTGGCAGTGGTTATTCACTAGGCAAATATAGTGAAGGCTCAAGTGAAAAAGTTGTAACAAACGAAAGCATTAAAAGAATTAGTCCGTTGGCATATATGATATTGCTTAATTTAGGCTATCTATATGTGGGGTTATGCTAAGAGGTGCTAAAATGGACAAGATGTATAAAGTAAAAATGGGTGCAATAACAGAGATAGTTCCAGAAGGTGCATTATATTGGTATATAATTGCTGGGTGGAAGATATTGGAGGATGATAAAGATGATAAAACCAATTCCAAAAAGGCTTCTACCACACACGGCAACATATAAAGGCTATGTAGCAGATACTGGCGAGGGTGAAAGTTATAGTAGTGTAGTTACATTGGCATTCATTAAAATCGATGAGCAAACTCAATTGAGTAGAACCAAAGATGGTAATGAAGTAATAGGCAATGCAATTATGTATTATGATTATGTAAACTCAAACGGATTAGTAAACAAACCTTTAAACAATAGCATTGTTACATTTAAGAGTAGAGATTATCATATTGTAGATACTGATATTTTATATGCTGAAAGCGATACTCCTCATCACTATGAGGTCTTGCTAAAATGAAAACTTTTGATAATATAGCTAGTGCTTTAAAATGGACTGGTGAAGTTGTTAAAAAAGCCACAAAG